CTCGGAACCTAGTATCTGTAGGTTGCCACGCCATATCACGTTTTTCTAAGTCTTCAACCAGCTGCGGTGCCAATAGCCCGTCATACATAGCAAGTTTGCGGGGATACCTAGCTGGCCAAACAAAAGGTCTATAGCTACGTTCTCTTAGCTTATTATAGACGGTGAATGTCGTTTGAGGAGTCCCAAGAAACATAATACGAGAGTCACGTTTAGGAGTAAGAATAGACTCACATTCAGTAACAAGTTGTAAGAGTTTTTCACGTTGTAGCTCCGTCATACTGTTGTTAGGTACTTCTACATCGTCTAAAACCATTAGGTCGGCTCTAGATCCAGTTAGTTGTCCTGTAATACCCACAGACTTTACTGAGGGTGCTTGGTGCGGGGCTGCTGGCCCTACATCAAAAGATATACGTGACCAGCGTTGGTCATCGTTCTTAGGTTTTAGTTGTGATAGCCAAGGTACTTCTAATATTAGTCTTTGACAAAAGATTGAGAAGCTGTCGGCTCTGTCCTTACTTGCGGAGACAACCATAATTTTTTTATTAGGGTCATTGAAAAGAGTCCAAAGAACAAATGCAGCAGTAATCCAAGACTTACCCACACCCCTAAACGCTTGGATTTGAAGTCTTTTAGGCCCATGTTGTAAATACTCCGCTATACATAGTTGTGCCCTTGTAGGGGCTGGTAAGTTTAAGTGTGTCCATACTGCTGTTAAAAAATATCTAAAATCCTTTTGTAATTGTTTTTCAATACTCATAGGAAAATCCACGATTCTTGTTCTTTAATATAAGTTCTACCTCATCGTTACGTCTGTTTACTAACCCTTCATTACGTTTGCCGTTAGAGCCTTTGTAGTACAGTAACATAGCCTTAGCTATTTCGTTAATGTCACCGCTCAACATAGCCTTACGTAAAATCTTATTTCCAGGATCGTCTACAACGTATTGACCTAGATTATATGCAAACGATGTGATACCAGCTTTTTGGTTGGGAGTCATGTCACCGTATGCGGGGTAGTTTTCTAGAAAATAAGAATCAATACTCATGATCTTGTCTTCAAGGATTTTATTAGACTCTTCCTCGGTAAGTACCATGTCTTCAGTCACAGGTTTACCGTTAATGTACTCAAAACCGTGTCCAATAGTTAAGTTACCTTCAGAACCGTCTTTGTTTTTGACCCTATAAGGAGTGGCATGAAAGCCACCCTCTAGGTCTCCTATATAAGCTTTAGTGGTATCTAACCATGTGTTATCACCAGCATATCTTTCTAGGACTTCTTTACTAAATGTCGGGGTTTCGGTCATTTACTTATCCAGTTTAAAATTAAAGTTTCTCTAAGTGGGTTTGGTGGAAACGTGGCACGAAACCACGTTAACCAATCTATACTTCCTTTTTCTTGATTACATCGTCTACACGCAGGTACGCAGTTTTTAGACATGTGACTACCTCCCAGACATCTGGGGCGTACATGGTCAATGGTAAGATCAAATTCATTGTGTCTTTCTCCGCAGTAAATACATTCATAGTTGTTTGCCTCCTTAATAGCTTTTCTCCAGAGTTTCTTAGCGTCCGTTGATGTCATAACTATTAAGTTGTAATTGTAATCTTTATATGTTGGAAGTAATGGTGTCATTTTCTACCACGATTTCTTGCTCTGTTTTTTGAAACACTTTCACGTACTATTCTTCCAGACTTAGTGTGTGAAAAATCCTTACCGCCCTTACCATCCGCCCCCGCTTTTCTGCGGGCACGTCTGAGCTCAACTCGGTAGGCAATGTTTTCTGGGCTTTTGTTACGCTTTCTGTTGTAAGCGTTTTTCTTGGCTCTTGAGGCGGGGTTGTCTCTGTAGTTTCTTGCACTTCGTTTTAATTGTTTTCGTGGTAATCTTCTAGGAGCCATTATTTTATCACCGATTTTTGTACTGTGTCAAAATCGACAGTAGGCATAATGTCTGCTAGTTGAGATAAAGGTGACGTGTCAAACGCTACACCTGTTATGTCATTTTTATAAAGCCAATCAGCAGCAGCTTTTAGGTCAGCGGTAGTAGCTTCACCGCTACGTATTCTGTCTATAAGTTCAGTCGTAACTAACTTATGTAGCTCGTTAAACTGTTCTTCACCTGCTCTTTTACTCATTTGTTTATGTGTGGTCTATGGATAAATTACCAGATATAGATATTCGTTCTTCATCACTTGTATAAAATGGGTAAACTTGATGATGTAATCCAGACGGGAAGAATACTATCATATTTTCTGTTTGTGGATTTAATTCATAAGTGCTAGTGTTTATTTGTCCTAATAAATTGGTAAAGGTAAAACTAAAACACCCTGCTACCCTTTCGTAGTCTTTAATGTCACTCATCCATTCAGCTTGCCTTTCTTGTTCTGTATCGTAAGGAATTTTCATCCAAACAACAAAAGAATACATACCAGAATGTTTATGAAGTGGGTTAAACTCTCCTTTTTTTTGATAGTTAACCCAAAGCTTATCTAACTTTAGAGCCCACTTTCCTTTTTTGCGTACTATCGTACTTTGATGGGGATGACCATACGATGAGTGATATGCTTTAGCTAAAGTAGATACGTATTTAAAAAATTTACCTTGTATGTCAGGTATATCGTAACTATGGCTTATATTACCAGCTAAAGTATGCCTAGTTTCTCCTTTTTTGTTCTCTATACAAGTCCAAAGGTGCTGTACTGTGTCTTCTGGTAAGTCATCTTTTATCCAGAATCCTACAGGCGGTGTAATAAAATCCACTTATTGAACTTTTAAACCTCTTTTAATAAATTCTACTGCCTTGTCATCAAGGTCATTATCGCTTTCTTTGGATAACTTTTCAAGTAAGTCAATTACAAATATTTTAAATTTTTCACTTTTTAAAAAAGTTAAAACGATTGGTTTCAGTAGTGCTAACATCTTCTTTAATTAATAATGATTGTATTGGTACGATGTCAGAACACATACCATAAGTACGAGTTCCAGGGCGTATCGTAAATCCCTTTTGTTGTAGCTCGGCACATTTAAGTGCTCTTACAAGTTCATAGTCAAGACGCATTTTTTCCTCTTGACGTTTAGCTATGGTCTCACATTGTTTCGTCATATCACGATTTAGTGGTACCATAAAGTTAATTTGAAAGCCCCAATTCTCAGTGATTACATAACCCTCATCATCAAATGGTTGAGTGTCATTACCCATGTAGAAGGGACTAAAGGTCATTGTGCTTCCGTTACAAGAAATCCCATTACCATACTGTTGTCTGCTAGGAGACCCATTGTTCTGGAATTGCACAGCCTGATTTGTGACGTTTCCCGTTGCAGCAGCTACGGGGTTAGACGAGTTGTTTGTATCTCCTTCTGCAAACGCTGGCGTTACTGTGAGAACACAGAGAGCGATGTAGTAGTAGAGTTTATTGTATAGTTTGTTGTAGTATCCCATTGTTCAACTAAGCCTGCGGATCTTGACGTAGTTTCTAGTGTCCAAGGTAAAGTTGTATCTGTTATGGTAAATGTAGTGCCAGCACCAGTTATATCGGCAGATGGCGTTACATTAGAACCATTCCAAGTCTTTACTTCAGCACCAAATACTTGACGCTGTTCGACCTCGGTTATAGTTTGTGTTGTAGTAGTCGTGCTGTTCATCGACCCTGTTGTGAACTGGGGAGTGACAGTATTAGCTCTTGCTATGCTAGGAGTTAACAGTGCAAGAAAAAGTAACCATTTCATTTTTCTTCGGGCTTTTTCATCATTGGGCAATTTGCTGGAGTCTTACCATTACCGTTGTTCTTACCTGTAGTCAAACCAAACGTAGCTAATGCACCAGTAAAAACGCTGGCCACAAAAGTTATATCTGAGTTACCAGACTTTTTAACCATAGGTATATCTACGTAATTCATAGTAATAATAAATCCAGACCAAACAACTACACCTAATCTAACTAAAGTTCCTAGAAACTCAATTTGATGTTCTTTGTCCTCGACAAGTTCTTTAACTTTTGTCGGGAAGCTTTTTTTCTTTTCTTCCACTTATTTTTTTAAATGTAGTTTTTAGTATAGGTTTAAGTGCTGTCACAACCCATTTAAAGGCAGCTGTTGCTGTAAGAGTTGCTGCTACGGAAACTACGGCAGTGGTTGAAGCTGTTATCAATATTTCATTCTCAGGTAAAGGCATCTTAAAATCTGTAAACGGTATGTCTACATTTCTGATGCCTGTTGCCTCTTCTCCTGTTTCTTCTGGTTGTGTCCCCTCTGGTTCTCGCAGATCACTGGGAGGCACTACTAAAGGTGTATACGAAGGTATCTTACCAGTAGGTAGTGGAATAGATATTGTTTCTATTACTGGAGGACTAGGTATCTCAATCACATAAGATTAATGGTGAGTATGGTCTGGTGTTAAGATTTCATGGGTATGCTCTAGTGAGTCACCATGATCGTGTATATACCATGCTGGATGTGAAATAACAGGAACAGAAATAGCTACTGCTAATAAAATTAATAGAGATTTCATTTTAGAATTGTCCAAATTTTTGTAAAAGTATATTTTCTAGGTATAAGAGTTTTTGTTCTACCTCTGGATGTTGTGTAGAAACTTCTTTTAGTTTGCTGACAACAGTTCTTATATCTGTGTCTTGAATTAAAGAGGTGATCCAACCAACGGCTACATACCTAGTTCCATCAGTAACTTCTTTTACTTGATGATAATGCCGTGTTGGGTAAATAAAAATTTTACCTTTTTTAGGTTTAACTAAAGTACCATTTACTTCTAATTCTCCACCTGTATAATCATCATTTAAGAATAAGGTGAATGAATAGTCAAGACGGGTACCGTACATACAGACACTGTCATAATGACCTCCGTACTTTCCTCCTACTTCAGTTTTTGTAAACATAAGGTTTGTAACTGTACGAGGTAAAGTAAAAGTTTTAATAATATCGTGTTCAAGTATTTTATATACTGAGTCACAAAGGTTGTTATGTAACTGACTGTCAAAAGATAGGTAATGCTGGATTTTTTTAGATCTTATCTTTTCTCCAGCATTTTCTTTTCCATCTCTCCACTCTGTAGCAGTTAAAAGTGGTTGATAAATTGTATCAACTGTGGATGGCGGTATATGGGCTGTTAGGAAGTCCAAGGAACACCAACTACATCTGTGATGTCTTTAGCAAGTAAGCTTTCTATTTCTGTTACTTGATCTCCTAACGCATTTTTTGCCCATGTAGTTGCAAGATCTTTTGTTATATCTGCAAAGGGTACAGTTACATCACCAGTTATTTCAACAGTTCCGCCAGTAAAAGATTCTTTAGTTCCTTCCTTTGCTGTACACGTATATACAACAGCAGTGACTTTATCATTACTATCACGTAATAAAGTGCTTACGTTCCAAGTGTTTGTGATTGCCATTTTATTCTAAAATCATTTGTACATTGTTATCTTCAATATCTAACTCCTCTCCTTCTATAAGTGTTATATGAGAATCTTCAGCATCAAATCTGTTTTGTGGTAGATCATTTATTGTAGGATTAATCTCAGGAGGTGCTGTTATTAGATTATGCCAGTCACCTTTAATTCTTGTATCCCCATCAAACTCTCTGTGCAACCATCCTGTCAAGATATATTTAATTTCATCTTTAGGGGCTGTACCTCTATGTACATAAATATCCGTTGCAGGGAATAAAAGAAATCTTCCAGCTTTAGGTTGTATTCTTGTACCATCAATAAACTCTGTATAACCACCATTATCAATATCATTTAGGTAAAAGATAAAGGTGTAGTGCCTAGTTGATTTAGCATCATCTGAGTGCCAATGATAAAAACCATTAGGATGAGTTCTTTGTATTTGATAACCAGTATCATGAAGTTCCTTAACCACATGCCAGTTATATTTATTTTGAAACTCTACAGAAAAATTATTTAGGTTTTTACTAAGTGCAGTTGCTACTTGAGTATCTTCTTTATTCCAACGATTATACTTTGAAATCATTAAATCATCAGATTGTTTTGTCTCTACTGCATGTCCTCTTCCTGTGACTCCGCTTTCAACACATGGGTCACTTTCAAATTTTTCAATACATGCTCTACAAAACTCAGGAGACAGTTGTTTGTCTGCAACGTAAATTTGATCTCTAAATGATGGGACTGGTTTGGTTGTTTTAAATAAGTTCATGGGTGTATGTTTAGTTTGTATGCAAGGGAAATACGTTTATTTTGTGTACAGGCATACCCTTTGTGAAGTAGATGAGACGGAAAACAAACTAAAGTATTTTGTATAGGAGGTATAACAACAATCCTATTACTCATAATTTGTGTAAACCCACCTAGTTCTGGATTCCAAGGAGTCACATATAATAAGGCAGTAAATTGACAACCGTCTTGATGTAATGATCCATGTTGGTTTGGGTACTGTAAATTAAAATAAACTCGGTCTAACAAAAAATTAACATTAAGAGTCTTTTTTATTTTTTCTAATAAAGTATCGTTAAAAAATTTTACTTTAGTTAAATCATACATAAAAAACTCGTTTGAGTCTCCTGTAGTACTTGTCTGTATTTGCCACGGTTTATCGTATGTATATCTCAATACAGTTTCTAACTCTTGTTTAGTGCAAAAATTAGTCACAGACATGATTTGCGTCTGTTGATCCATAGGGTGTTTCTTAAATATTGGTCGGGTAGATAGCCATAAGAACTAAAATCTACGGCATACAAGTCGTTATTGTTAACTATAAAGTTACTGTGGTGATAATCAGAAAAAGTATAATCATCTTCTCTCCAAACAAGTTCTCTAAGAAGTGTATCTTCTCTTTCTGAATGACATGCTAGTGCACATCCTTTTATAAATTCACAGGTTTCTATAACAGTTAAATCAAAAACTTTGTAGGAAAATTGTGGGATCTTAATTGTTTCAAACTTAGCTTTTTTTAAATGTTCTAAGTTATGTACAACAAGATCTACCACTTCTAAATCCTTACATTTTAGTTCTTTAGTAATTGTATATTTAGTACTTATATGAGCACCACTTACAGCTATTTGACTTATGTCTTCATTATGTAGCATAAAGCGTAGTAAGGGTTAAGCACTGTAACTGTTGAACCAGATCCGCTATTACCTGTGTTAGATGCCCCAGCAGAAGTTGTGTTTCCGTTATGTCCATCAGTAGCACCTGACCCAGTAGTTGTTGTGTTTCCGTTATTTGCTCCAGTATTGGATGCTCCAGAAGACGATGTATTAGGAGCTGAGTTACCAGAGT